CAAACTTGTAACCATAGTTCTGCGATACTTCCTCAGTTGTTTCACGTACAAGGGAGCTGGTAACCAGGGAACCGTGCATAGCACTAAAGAGGGAACCACCAAATACCCCCGCAACACCCAACATATGGAAAGGATGCATAAGGATATTGTGTTCCGCTTGGAAGACCAACATGTAATTGAAGGTCCCGCTAATGCCCAACGGCATTGCGTCAGAGAAACTTCCTTGTCCGAAAGGATATACCAGGAAGACTGCGGTAGCAGCAGCCACTGGTGCTGAGTAAGCAACAAAGATCCAGGGCCTCATCCCTAGTCGATAGCTAAGTTCCCACTCTCGTCCCATGTAAGCATAGATGCCAATGAGGAAGTGGAACACTGTGAGTTGGAACGGACCCCCGTTGTAGAGCCATTCATCAAGTGAATTAGCTTCCCAAATTGGGTAGAAGTGTAGTCCGATGGCATTGCTGCTCGGAACGACGGCTCCCGATATGATGTTGTTTCCATACATTAAACTCCCAGCTACGGGCTCACGGATGCCATCAATATCGACAGGGGGAGCCGCAATGAATGCAATGATAAAGCAGATGGTGGCAGCAAGGAGACACGGAATCATCAATGTCCCAAACCAGCCAATATAAAGACGGTTGTCGGTGCTGGTAATCCAGCTACAAAAACGCTCCCAAGAGTTATCCTGAGAGCGCGGGGCTGCGAGAGTTGCAGTCATAGTTTGAAGTTAATTGAGACGTGTTACATTAACTCGTCCAACTCCAGAACCAGTGAGACCGATTGCATCAGCCGCACCTTTACTTAGATCAAGAGTCCTACCATGAACGTAGGGACCACGATCTGTTACCCGAACAACGGCACACCTCTTGAAACAAACACGAAGTTGTGTTCCAAAGGGGAGTGTCTTGTGCGCTGCAGTAAGGGCGTTTTGATTGAATCGAGATCCACTCGCAGTAAGGTTACCATGGAATCCAGGACCATACCAAGAGCTAATCACCGATAGAGTAGTTAGAAGAGGAATCATAATAAGATAGCGAAGAACTTTTATATCTCCGTCTACACGTTCCCGTAAAGGAAGATTCCCTACTAATCCGCGCTACTAGCAGGGAAATGTTACCGTTCGGGTTTACTTCTTCTTTTTCTTAGATTTACCTGCGCTGCTGAGAGCAGCAGCAACAGCTTGTTTTTGAGGATAACCTTCTGCCTTCATCTTACGGATGTTAGCAGAGACGGTCTTGTCCGACGATCCTTTCTTTAGAGGCATTAGAAGATACCAGGAATAAGTTGACCAGTAGCAACATAAGCACCAATGGCTGCAATCACACCCAGCATAGCCAGGCGTCCATTCAGCAATTCAGCACGCTCATTGTGAGGCACGGTGTAATCTTTATCAGTGTACATAGGTGGTTCCTTTGCCCAAATGTTAGTGTCGTTCATCAGTACTGTAGGTTAGAGCGTTCAAGTTTAGCAAACACATCTTGACGATATGCAGGATCTCGATCATAACGTGCATCGGACATAGCCTCTACAACCTCTGCTTGAGACCGGAACACATCACGTGTGTTGCTGGCAGGTTTGCCTTTAAAGAGTTGACCTTCGACGCCCATAGCTTCAGAGTATTTTGAGGATAGTGCTTGTACAGCAAACGAGATGGCATCGTAGTCTCCACTAGCAATGACATTATCGTAACGCTGAATATCTTGTGGTGAGAGATTGTCGGATGCCCAAGCAATCATTTCTTGGTACGCTTCATCTCCACCTGCAATACCACGAAGCTCAGCAACTTCTTGATCACTGATGTCTGCTTCTGGTGCTGCGTTAGCTTCGACTTGCTGTCGATACTTAAGATACTCTGCTGCAACTTCAGCAGGGTTCATCTTGGCAAGCTGTTGCTTTGTTGCTTCAGAGAGTTCACCAGATTGGGCATCCTCCCACAAAGCATCAAGGATACTGGAAGAAGTATCACCTTCTTCTTGAGGTTCCACATTATCATCCTCTTCCGAGGACTCTTCCTGTCGGGAACTAAATTTAGATTGAAGTTCAAGGTAAGCT